CTACAAAGAAATTAATATATAATCATTATTCATTTTTCGAAAATTTAAATAAAAAAATATACACTCATTACACTAAATCTAATTTAGGTACTTCGATTGTTCCTGCTATATGTGTTGTAAATGATCATTCATTCGAAAGGTTAAGTACTTTTGACAGTAATGATGATTTTTGGATAGGCGTAAACGAGCCGTTATTAACTGATGTTGTTAATAGACCTATTGAATTACTATACAAACAACAAGAAACATTATTTGATTGTATAAAAGAAAGTACATTAAATACTGATCCTCCGTCAGGAGTCGCAACGAGATTACCAGGTGTAGGGGACATGACTACTAATGTTGTAACTTTAGATTCAGCTAGTCTTAAAGTTAGTTCCGGAGATGTAGTCAGTTTAGGTATTTCTAGAGCAAATCTTGTTAGTGTTCTAGATAATGCTTGTGCTGTTCACTTATATACAATTGCTGGTGATAATACCTCTACTGATGATTTTGATTATATAAACGAGTTAACCCCAAGTACTGTTCGATTCGAATCTGGAGTATCAAATATTACTGTTGAATTCACTACTGATAAATTTTTCGCAAAAGATGCGAAGGGTACAGTTGTTAGCAGAGACAAATATAATGAAGACCCTTCTGCGTATAATAGATCTTTTAGAGTTATAATTAAAGAGATAGAAGACGGTAATTGTATCATTGATGAAGATGAGATTAATTCAACTCCAGAGTGTAAAGTTACAATAGAACCTGATTTTGAGTTGTATGATATTACGATAGAAGGAGCTAAGGTTTTTACTAACCCAACAGGAAAAGCTGGTGATCCGGTAGGGTATGTAGCTCAAGTAGAGATTCGAAGGACTATAGATGATAATAATTATAGTTTATCAGCAGCATGTAATATTCGAACTAATACAGGATCTAAATGGCCTACTGATATGGATTATACTCCAATCATTCCTGATGTTAATGATGTATACGGGATTTATTCAACAGATTCGGAGACAGGTGATCGAGATGTAGCAGCTGACTTCCCACCAGTAGCTGGTGGAACAAACGACGCTCAAGTCTCTGCTGCTCAATTATCAAATACTAGTACGATATTTTTTCAACCAGGTGTATCTTCAGTAATATTTGATCTTAGTGCAGAATTTATTCCTGGTTTTAATGCAAATTATGATCAAGGGGCTAAAATTGATGTTGAACTTTGGAACCCTACTGCTAATGCAGTGATTAATAAAGCTGATGATAAAGCTGATTTTACACAAGGTATTATGTTGTCAGAAACATTTAAGACAATAAACTTATATGTATCAAGTATTTCTGCTATGCATAGGGTTGACAGTCATAGTGAAACTAACCAGGCTTTATTAAGTTGTGTTAATGTATGGGAAGCTTTATCTGCTAGTACTGAAGCAATAAACGGTAATGCGTTCTCTACAGTATCAGCTACTAATCCTATTAGTGCTGCATTTATTATTGATGAGCCTAGTTCAACAACAGCTCTTTCTTCTCTTTCTATTATTTCAACATCAGATTTATTACCAGCGTTGTATTTCAATATAACTAGGAAGCCTGGTAAGGATCCTCTTACATTTAAGTATTTTAATAACCAAATCGATATTGTTGTTAAAAATAGTAGTAACGTAATTATAGGTAAAGGGGGTAAAGGAGGTAATGGTCTAGCTGTTGAAGGTATTGATAGAGGTACTAGATTTGACAATGAAGATGATCGAGTTAATATCGGAGTGTGGGAAAATGGTACTTTAACTACATGGACAGGTACATCAGGTGGACCAGCAATAAGTGGATTTGATTCTCATTTTAATAAAAGACTTTTAATTACTAACAACGGTAAAATATATGGTGGTGCTGGTGGTGGTGGAGGAGGTCTTCCTGCAGTTTCTTCCGCTCAAATGCCAGCTCACACATTTCCATTATGGTATGGTTGCGGTGGAGGTGGTGGGGGAGGAGTCCATGCACTAAACGTTGGTGCAGGTGGAAGTTGTGCTGTTAATAATGTAAGCAGTCAAGCTCCTGATATGAATATTACTAAAGCTTTTCTACAAGACGGGTCGGCAGCAACACCTAGTTGGACAGGAACGGGTGGAGCAGGTGGAACTTGGGATATAACAGGACGACATTACCCAGAAATTGAATTACAAAAAGCAGTACCTGCAACAGAAGATTCAGATACGACAGCAATTGATGCAATATCTTCTACTGTAACTCTTTTCCGATCAATGACTGGAAACGAGGGTGGTGGCTTAGGTGAACCTGGTAAGAGTGATGGTACGTCAACTAACTATTATACTATAAATTCTAATCTATCTTTACCGTTAAAAGATAGAACCTCATCTACAGTAACACACACTGACATCAGTTATAATAATGTATTAGATAATTATAAATTAAGAGTAGGTGGAGCCGCGGGTGATATATTATCTACATCTCTTGATGCAGTAACTGCTGGTTCGGGTACCTTCCATGGTTCAGGGACAGATGACCGCTTTTCGGCTGCATAAAGTTATCAGCTGCATAAAGTTACACTAGTGTTTATTACTAAGTATAATAAGTATTAGTAATGAGATTCAGTTCAACAGCGCAAGACGCTCTTGCAGCTTCAAAATCCTACGCAGAAGAATTTAAAAGCCGATATGCTGGTACAGAACATTTACTCTTAGGTTTAATTGAGAGTCATGATGATTTTTTAGATCAAACCTTTGAGCGATTAGAAGTAGATAGAACTCATTTAAAAGATGTTGTTATTAGTATTTTAAACATAGAGGAGACAAATAAACTTGTTAAAGTAGATACCGGTCCAGCATTTACTCCTCGTGTTTTACGTATAATAGATTTTGCAAAAAATTTAGCTCAAAAACTTGATAAAAGTACAGTTGACGTAATACATTTATTTTTATCTTTATTATATGAAAATGATGGTGTTGCGACTTCTATTCTTATGGAGTATGGTTTAAATTTTGATAATGTAAAAAACGCTATTCAAAAAGAATTAGGAAATATTACTACGACAAGTGGTATACTTAAATCAGTTATTCCCGAAAGTTTAGAACCGTATTTTATTGATCTAACATATCAAGCTTCTGTTAATGAACTACAAAGTACCTTTTCAAGAGATGCGGAGTTTGATAAAATATATCTCGTGTTAGGTAAAAAGCATAATACTAATCTTATTATAACTGGAGAACCAGGTGTTGGTAAAAAGTCAGTAGTATATGAACTTGCTAGAAGGATAACTAAAAAACTTACTCCTAATCATTTACACGACAAAAGAATATTAGAATTAAAATTAAAAACACTTATAGGTGGTACAAAGTTTAGAGGTGATTTCGAAGCTAGAATGGATGTGCTTCAAGACTATTTAAAAAATAATACTGATGTAATTTTGTTTATTAATGATATTGCTCTTATAACACGGATTGATGGTACTGCAAATATTGAAGAATATTTCAGCGAGTTGTTTAATAGTGATGATATTAATTTTATAGGTACATGTACAGCGGATGATTATAAAAAATATATTGATGATATAACTACTATTAGTTCTAATTTTGAAAACATAGTTGTTAAGCAAACTAACTTAGAAGAGACAAAAGGTATATTATATAATATGCTACCAATATATGAGAAGTTTCACAATGTTAAATATGAGCGAAGTATAGTAGAAGATATTGTTAAGCTGTCAACTAGATTTATTTTCGATAAAAGTCAACCTGCTGCTTCCTTAGATTTATTAGATGAGTGTGGCTCTCATATAAAAAATCAAATATCTAATACATCAGAACAAATTGTACAACTTCAACAAAAAATAGATAATATACAAGAACAAAAACTTACTGCAGTAGAGAGGTTTAATTTTGAAGACGGTATTAAATTGCGACGCAAAGAAACAATTTTATCTAATAAATTAAAAAAAGAAATCATTCAACAAAAAGCGGTTGAGTTTGATAAAGTTATTACAAGTGATATAGTAAGAGATATACTTAGTGTTAAAACAAATATACCTATAAGCAATATTAGAGGTAGTAGTTTACCAGATTTAAATAAGGTTGAACATCGATTAAAAGAAAGATACATTTCTCAGACTAAAGCTATTACATCATTATTACATCATTTTAAAAGAGTTAAAACAGGGTTACAAGATCCGTCTCGTCCGTTAGGATCATTTCTTTTTATTGGTCCTACAGGTGTTGGTAAAACTTATTTATGTGAATTAATCTCTGAATACTTTTTCTATAATAGACAAAATTTTCTTAAGATTGATATGTCTGAATTTATAGATCATCATTCAACTAGTAAGTTAATTGGATCACCACCTGGTTATGTCGGGTATGGAGATCGATCACAGCTTTGTGATTTTATTAAAAACAATCCTTATAGTTTGCTTTTATTAGATGAGATTGAAAAGGCCCATCCAGACGTCGTTAATATATTTTTACAAGTTTTAGATAAGGGGGAGTTAACTGATAGTGTAGGTCGTAAAATAAATTTTAAAAATTGTATTATTGTATTTACTAGTAATATTGGTGCTGAATTATTTGATAAAGATTCTATTGGTTTTGGTAGTACCGCGATAAGTTCTATTGATTTAGAGAATGCATGTCAAAAATTCTTTAAACCAGAATTTTTAAATAGACTCGACGAGATTATTCGGTTCGAGCATTTATCTAAAGAAGACATACACGACTTAGTTCAAATTCAATTACAATTGTTTACACGTAAATTACAAGAAACTAATAAAATAGAATTTATATTAACAGATGATGCACGTAGGTATATATCCGAACAAGGTTACAATCGAAAATACGGTGCTCGTTTCTTACGTAGGTTTTTTGAGAAACATATCGAGACAGAGATAGCTTCGTTATTAATAAAAAGTAAATCTAAGCTGAAAAAAATAACTTGCAAATTAAAGGATGGTAGGTTATCATTTGCGGGATGATTGCATATAAGTTTATCGTAAGAGACATTTATACCAATGAGGACAGAGAGTTTGAGCTCGTGTCAACACATAAGGACCCTCGACCTGTTCATAAAGAAGGTATGAGGCAAATTAAGTTTGAAGAAGATATAGAAAAGCTATATGTCGATACTACTGGAAAGAGCAATAACCCAGTATATGAAAGATTAGTTTACGATAAAAGAAAAGGATTTTTAGACTGAATCAGGTAAATATTTACCTGATGATGAATACTACAGGAGAAAAAATATTAATTGCATTGGGCGCCGCTTTCGACGGTGAGGAAAAGAAAGCAGAAGCTATTCTTTTTAATTACTTAAACAATTCTACTGGTATCGGAGAGCATCCAGACGTTGTAGAAGAGGCAAAAAAGCAAATAGAAATAATTGAGCATGCACGTCATTGTAAGCAAATTGTAAGTGATTTTGCTGCCCAAAAAACTCCTAATTAAAGACCAACAACTATTACATCATCTAAATCAGCCTTAACTGAGGCGACGATTTTCTTAACAGTTAGTGGTATAATTCCGTTTGCTGGAGCTAGACCTGCTTGAAGGACGACAGTCCATTCGCTACCATCTTGTCTCCATAGAGTACATGTGAGAGTTCCAGTAGTAGCTTCCGTAACAAACAAACCACACGCATCTGCAGAGTTTCCAGTAAATTCTGTATTGTCTGATGGTCTGAAAGCTCTTGTGTATGTTAGCATATAATTATTTAGTTTTCGAAGAACTTTTTATTAAATAATTACACATGATACCTACGGAAATAATGACGATGGCAGGGGGGTCGATCATTGGTTTCTTTTTTAAATTAGTCGCAAAACGTGCAGAAAATGAGCAAAAGCGTTTTGAGATGTTTATGAAAGAAAAAGAAATGGCTGATCAATCTGCAGATAAAGCCGCTCAGCGTGTTAGTGTTGATGCTGGTAAATGGGTTCGTCGTTTAATTGTTGTAAGTGTTTTATTTGGTGTTATATTAGCACCATTTGTAGTTACATTCTTTCAACATCCTATTGTTGTAGAAGAAATAGTTACAAAGAAAATCTTATGGGGTCTATTGGGTACAAAGACTGAACCAGTTTTTGTAGAAATAGAAGGCTATTTAATGGTACCAGAGATTCGACAAGCTTTAACAGCTATTATTGGTTTTTATTTCGGTCAAGCTACTGTTAAGCGATAATTACAATGAGTAAACATAGTCTTTTTTTTGTTCATATACCTAAAACCGGTGGTAATTCAGTCCGGGTCTTCTTAACAAGAAACAAGAAGTTGAAACTATTAAATAAGGGCCGTAAGAAATGTGAAAGAGAACATCACTTCGGTATTAAAAATGCAAGAAGGGTCAAAGATTCTCACTTATCATTTAAGACAGATTATTTTCCGTCATATGTTGATACGGGAGAGTATAAAAAGGCATCATTCTCTTTTACTGTATTAAGAAACCCATATGATTTATTATATAGCTATTATAATCATAGCCCGAAGACATCCCCCAGTAAAAAACGTGATAATGGCTGGGGGAACGTAAATGAGTATCATAAATTTAAAAGCTTTTCAGAATTTATAGATGGTTATTGTAATATGGATCCTGAAGAATGGCATGTACCTGCTTTAAGTAAAAATTTATTTGGTCAAATCTTTATTGATAATAATAAACTAGGAGTAGACTATGCTATATTTCTTGAAACCATTAATATGGGGATCGCGGCTCTTTATACTTTAAACGAAGAGAAAAAAAACGCGCCAGTAAAATTACCAAAGTTAAACACTAGGACAAAAATAAAAGGAGCTAAACAAGGTTATAGTAAGGCTTTAAAAGATGCTGTATCTAAAAAATGTGAATGGGAACTAGACACGTTTTATGGTAATCAGTCGAAAAATAATATCATTGATCTTCGTGAAATAGAGAATGGGAAACCTATGCCCGTTAACGAGCTACAGTAAAACAATAAGTTGAATTTCAAGTTTTTTCGTTATATTTATATGCAGTATGCTTGTTTGACTGTGATTTGTAAATTGCATGAAGCAAGTATAAATATATAAACAAATGCCAAAAGACATTAACTATCTAGACGAAATATCTACCTTTACCTTTACCAGTAAGTACGCAAGATTTAATAAAAATTTAAATAGAAGAGAGACATGGGATGAATGTATAAACCGTGTTGCAAAGATGCATGTCGATCAATTTAAACGACATTTACCATCTGAAGATATAGACACGATTAAGTGGGCCTTTCAACAAGTAAAAGATAAACACATTGTCCCTTCAATGAGATCAATGCAGTTTGGTGGTAAAGCTGTATTAGCACATAATGCGCGTATATATAATTGCGCGGTAAGACATGTTGATAGTATAAGAGCTTTTGCGGAAATATTTTATTTACTGCTATGTGGATGCGGAGTTGGTATTGGAGTGTCAAAACACTTTGTAAATAGATTACCAGATTTAGTTACTGCGAAAGATAAAACCGGTACCGTTGTAACATATGTTGTTGAAGATAGTATTGAAGGTTGGTCGGACTCAATCGAAGCATTATTAAATTCTTATTTTAGAAACACAGCTTTTTCTGGTCGTAAGATAGTTTTTGATTTTAGTAAGATAAGACCTAAAGGTGCTAAGCTAGAAACAGCTGGTGGTAAAGCTCCTGGTTATGAAGGTCTTAAGCAATGTCATCTTAAGGTTAAAGAGTTATTTGACAATATAATCGAACAACAACATCAAACAAGATTAAAGCCAATTAATGCATATGATATTTTAATGCATTGTGCAGATGCTGTGCTATCAGGAGGTATTCGTCGTTCCGCTACTTCTCTTATTTTTGATAAAGACGATGAAGAGATGATGAACTCAAAAACATTTTTTGATGTTACTCGTCATACTAAATTTTATCATGATGATGAATCTGATTTATATGTTGGAAAAATTACTGTCGGTAAAAAGAAGTATGAGGTTGAGTTAAGTGAATATGAATATAAAGACGTAATTGATAATAAACGTATTAGCTGGATACACGTTGAACCGCAGCGAGCTAGAAGTAATAACAGTGTATTGTTATTACGAGACCAAACTACGTTTGAAGAGTTTACAGAAATTTTAAATAAGACTCGTCAATTTGGTGAGCCAGGATTTGTATTTGGTAATCATCCATGGCAATTATATAACCCTTGCTTTGAGATTGGGTTCGTACCAGTTACAGAAGATGGTGTATGTGGTGTTCAGTTTTGTAATTTAACATCTATTAATGGAGCTAAGATTGATACTAAAGCTAAGTTTTTAGATGCAGTTAAAGCAGCTACTATTATTGGTACCTTACAAGCAGCATATTCTGACTTTACGTACCTAAGACCTGCGTCTAAACAA